TTCATAACCTTCTTTCACTAGCATAGCACTTGCAACTTCGTGAGCTGTTAACATAGATTGCTCTAAGACTTCACCACTTGCACTTGTTGGAATGTCAGTTGGAATAGTTGGAGCGTTCAATTTAAATGCTTCCTTACTCAAAAAGATGTAAGGAAATGCACTCTCAATAGTTGTTCCATTCGGTCTACAAGCAAATTCTAAACGTGCATAAACACTTTCAATTTCTGTAATTTGACCATCGTACCCTTGACTTTGTATTTTCTTTGCTTCTGTTGATTTGATAATTAACCCCATTTTGTTTTTTTTTGTGTAAATATAATATTAATCTGCAATCAATCCATTGCCCCCAGTCACTCTCATTCTGGCTAAAAGTAAATTTAATTGAGTAATTGCACTCGCTGCGTCTGTGGCGTCTGCTATTGCAGCACCTTTGAATAATTTAATAACCGCTTGATTTTCTGTTCTAAAATGTGGACAAGCGTTACCAGCACTTTCATCGGCTGAATATTGATAATAGTGGTTCGTTAATGCACCACTAGGAGCAACACCGTTTTCAAATATCTGAGCATTTGTCGCTGTTCCCGTATCTTGGAGTATCGTGTTACATTGAAATGTTCCTTTATAGAAAGAAAAGTTATAAGTGCTACCAACCGATATAAGAACTCTATTTGTTGTTGCGGCTGTTGTTAAAGCAAAATTCGCGGCTGAATATATCCTGTTTTCTGAACCAAATTGAATAAAATTATTGCCGTTGTATAAGAAATATGAATCTGTTGTAGTTAGATTTATTCTAGTTGTTCCAGCACTATCTTTTCTCGTATATGTTCCGTCACCTCTTGATTCCTTGAAATTAATAGTACCAGCACTATTTTGTTCTCTATGTAATAAATCAGTACTTAATGCCCCTCCTGCTTTTACGTCAATTTTAGCCCCTCCCGTATGACCTCCGATTACTAACTGATTAGCTGCATCGAATACGAAATTAGCACTTTGAGAAACAACCGAGCCGTCTTGAAATAATACACGCTTTGTTGTTCCTGAAGTAATTGCAGTTGTGCCTATTGTTATGCCACTAGAAATAGTAGCTAGTATTTGCGTTCCCGTTAACTTTCTAGGGTAATAAATACCACCTGAATAATAACCTGTATAAAATATATCATTTGCTCCAAATGTACTATTTGGATAAGCAGTCATTGCACTTACTTTTTTATCTGGCATTGCTTCTCTAGTTTAATTAAATATGCTTCTAACTTCTTTATGTTAGCCATTTTAGGCTTATACTTACCTCTTACATTACCCATCCTGAAAAATTACCTATATTATTAGTTGGAGATTGGTCTTCATTTGTATTTGTTAGCCATTCAGGAAATTGACCATAATTAAATGCCATGTAGTCAATAAACTTCTTTGAGTAACTTTCTGCAAACGATCTATGTTTAGCACTCAAACTATCTACTTCTTCTTTAGTTACCGTTTCTGAATTTTCGCTAGTAGGTTTATTTATTCCTTTATTTGAAGCGTTGTAACTAGCAAAAGGTAAAAAATGACATATCGACCAATGAATTAAAACAGGTTTAATATAATTGCTTACAAGTGTTGAATAAGGTGATACTAATGTTCCTGCAACAATATCACTATTAATTTTATTGTATAAATCAGTTCCTAGCAATGGAACAATATTTAAATCTTGTGCTAGTTTCACAAATTGCAAAACTTTGTCATCGTCTAAATTACCACTTAAAAAAGTGTATTTCAGTAAGTCCTCACGACTTATAAATAGTGCTTGACTCATGATTAATTAAATCTAGGGTTAGTTGGTAAAAAACCGTTATAAGGCATATCAACAGGTTTTTGATAAACTTTCATAGGGTTAGTTGGTAAAATTTCACCTTCTTTTCTTGCTTGTGCAGGAGTAACTTGTTGCTTGTTTGGTGAACTTAAATCTGTTCCTTTTTTTCTGTATGTTTCTCTAGTCCAGAAATGATGGCAGTCGCCCCCACCTTTGTAAAGAAAAATATCGTAATTATTAGCACCTTCAGGACCCCACCCTTTGTTAACTTCGCTTTCACTCATTAACTCAATATCCTCTTTTCTGTATAGCTTATTATCATTCAACATCTTCTTACAGAAATCTCTAGAGTTTTCACCTGCATTCCCTGAATAACGATAACGAACTAAAAATAAATCGCTGTCTTGTTCACTTTTACGTTTTGGATATGCAACACCACTCTTTACTAAATTGATTATCTTTTGTAAAGTAGTTGGTTCGTTTAACGTTTTAATTTGATTGTCTAAATCAGTTTCATGTTCATAAACAACTTGTCTAGAATCTACTAATTCATACCCTTCAATATCTCCTTCTTTTGATAAAGTAGTATTCGCTTGTGGCGTTGGATTAAGTCCGACTAATTGTCTTATTTCATCTGGTGTCATTGATTCTAAAACCTTATTTGCAACCAATGGAGAAAGTGAGTTAATACCATCAACTATTCTAGTTGCAGAAACTGAAACATCTGAACTTATTTCTTCTTCAAATGCTTTTTTACGCTCAAAATATAAATCTAAGAATATACCATTAACTGATAGTATCTTGTTAATATTATCTATTAAAGTTTCTTGTTTTGATTTTATTACAGTATTAACCATATACAATGAAGCCTTTTCAATTTCTTCTCCATTATTTGAAAATCCTTGACCATCTTTAGAAATACCAATAAGCATTGAACTAATAACGTTATGTCCTGCTAATATCTTAGATTCACTTTCACCACTTAAATAAGTAAATTTATCTGCAGCGTCTGAAATCTCAATATTATCAACAGATACATTTTGGTCTTTATTGTCATTAAATGCAACAATCAAAGGCGCACCATTCGAACCTGTAAAATTGTCCTTTACTTTTTGTGCAGCTTGTTGTGCTAAAATTGGATCGGTAATAGCACCCGTATTGAAATTCAAAATAGTTGTACCACTAAATGAATTTTCTGTATGGTTAACTAGAAATTCAGATATTTTCTCTTCCAATAAACAATAATCTAAACAGCCTTCATAGTCAGGAGCGTAAAAATACTTAGAGCCTGGAGAATAGTCACCAAATACAACTAGTTCAATATTAGCAACCTTTACACCCGTCAATAAAGGAATATATCTAGGTTTAAATTCTCTAGATTTTGCCCAATTGTCACAATACCAATAACCTTCTACAATACCTTCTTCATTGCATTTATTAGGTAGTATATTTTGTATTGATATATGTTGAACTTCTGCAATTGTTTTACCATCCTTTGACCAAATAACTTGAAACGCCCCACTTCCTAATGCTTTGTAATCAAATATTACATTTCTTAAAGTAGTTTTAGAAAACAGTTTTTTAAGTGCCACAACTCCTAAAGGATTCTTGTCAGGACTTTTAGCTTTTAAACCACCACCATAAATCAATTTAGTAATGTTGTTTATTGCAGCGTTATTAGTAGTCGAATTTCTGTAACGATCAATAAGAAACTGAAAGTATGAATAAACCCTACCTGTTTTCGCATCTCTATAGTTGTAAGATACCCAATCTTCGCTGTTTTTCTCAACAATTGTAGGTTGTGTATATTGACTTAGTTTGATTATTTCGTGACTCATATAATTATAAAATTGTTATTTGTTGAGTTTTGAATGTACTCGCCATCATTTATAGAAAAATCTGTTTGATTTGTACAAAACACCTTGCCTTTAAATACTTCAGTAGCTGAATTTAAAACACTTAATGTATAATTACGACCTTCAACCAAAGAAACTATCTTAGAAATAACTAAATAGTATCTATCAATCGTTGGTGTAATAGAATAAGTTACTGAAATTCCTGTGCTTTCATCCGTTAATATCATAGAAGTAGCAGCCAAAGTTCTTGGTATAATCTTAAATGTTTGAGAAGATGCACTTTGTTGTAATTTCATGTTGTTATTATAACGAAAAAAGCCTACATTGTTTCAAAATGTAGGCTTTCAAATTAGTAATTAACTGTTATGCACCAACTGTGATAGTAACACCTGCAGTAGTTAATAAAGCATCTGTTGTAGCTTCAAAGAAGTTAGCCGCTACAGGTTCAAATGCTGACATTTCGATAGTGTATCCTGACATATCAGCAATAGCACCACCACGAACGATAGATCCACCCGTTACATCAACTCCGAATTTCTTACCCATCAAGAAGTAATTATCATTGTTATCTTTAACAATAACTTGTAATTGATTCCAACACATTAACTTCAATTCTTTGTGCATTTCAAGAGTTAATTTTGGTAAAGATACCGTCAATTTTTGCTCAAATGATGTTACACCCGTTTCAATTGAAGATACAGGAGTTTCATTGAATGTTGTTCCTGCTCCTTTTACTTCATATTTAAACGCTGCAGGAGTACCTACAACAGCTTCAATTACATCTGTATTTGTAGCGTCCATAGTGAAACTTGTAGCGTCACCTAATATCATGAAGTAAACAGCTTGAATACCTCCTATTGAATTTTTAAAAGGGAGTTTACGCCCTAATGTTATTTCGTTTGCCATTTTATTTTAAGTTAAAAAAAAAGGGGTTGGATTAACTCCTAACCCCCTTCTTAAGGTTAATAATCTTATCCTCCGTAAAGAACGATGTATCTTTGGTTAGTAATCCATGTAGCAAACTGTTGTACATTTTTGTAGTACATTGTATCTGCTCCATTTGCCATTTTACCCGTTTCTAATACTGACATATCAGAAGATAAATCCATCAAAATCTTAAGATACTTTGGATTACAAGCAATCATGAAACCAACTAAAGGCTTGAATTTAACTTCAATTCCATTATAGTAAGCCTTAGAATCGTTTGCATCTGAATCAAATAAGAAGTTTTGATTTGAAGCAGCACCTACAGAATTATTAGCAATTCTCATCAATTGACGATGTGCTAATGGAGCGAAAATTACAGGCTTATTAACTGTGTCATTCAACACTAAAGGATCAATAACAGCATACAATTTAGCGTATTCAGCAGCAATAGAAGCAGAAGTTACAGCAGCAATAGTAAGTACTTTTTTGTAGTCACCTAATCCTGCACCTGGAGTAGTTTTAGATTGAGAGTAGTTATGCAAAATCATTGCAGGAAAACTATCAACTAAATTAGTAGGCATTGCAGCAGCTAAAGTTTGAGCACCTGCAGAAATAGAACCTTGAGCAGCTCCTGGAGTTAAACCTGCAATTAACGCTTTTTTAGCAGTTGTTGCTCCATCCCAAGTTACTGATTCCATAGTTGCACCAATAGCAGGAGTAATATCTTGCAATACAGCATTATCAAACTCAGTTGAAACTAAGTTGAAAGCACCTGCAGCCATTGAACGCTCGAATCGAGTATTAAGCAAAGTGTTGTTATCTACAACATCAGCAAATTGAATCTTAGTTAACACAACAGGTGTACGACCAACTACTAAAGTATCTGAACCTGCAGAAACTGCACCACTTGAATAAGCTGCCATGTTAACTGTAACTTTAGATTCATAAGATTCAGTACCTGATTTATGTCCCTCTTCGATTGTTACATCGGCATCTCTGAATGTTCCCCAATCAGCGTATAATTCTTTTTGAATTTCTTCAATTTGACTTTGTGGTAACGAAGTACCTGAAAATGATATAGCCATTTCTTTTTAGTTTTTGAGGTTAATATTCCCCTCTGTTAAATTTCAATTTTTCGTAGTTAGTCATATCCTTGTATGCCTTTTTTACTGGTTCTGGATTAGCCTTAATTGGACTTTCAG